TTATAAACAATAATCTCATCATTCCTTAACATCTTCCCAGCATGGGCGTGTAAGCAATTTGCTCCGGGACATTCTTTTTGTAATCGTTCATAATTAAAGTTATAATATTTACTATCAAATGAATGTACATCATATGGTTTTCCATATGCCACATCCATAAGTGCCATAAATCCGAAGTTTTCATGCTGTCCACTCCAATATCCATCAAGGCTTGTATAGCCTTTTGACTTCTGAGCTTTTGGGGCATAGTACAGACCATATCCAAACATTTTTCCTGTTATTACGGCATTTGTTGGTCGAAGAACCAAACCAGTATTAATAATTGACCACCAATTCTCGTTCCTGCTGCCATGCCATAAAAGCTTTCGTGTCTTGATATTTTCTTTTTCTACAAAGTCATCAAATCTCTTTTGTGTACGAATATTACGAACTCTCCAAGCTTTATGGAATCTGTTGCTGATTTCGCCCAACTTACCTTTAATCATTTCCACTTCTGAAGCATCAACTTCTTCAAAAATCAGCCCCATTGCTTCAATGATTGTTTCTTCATTATTTTCTTCTACTTTTTCTGGCTCGTTCTGAACAGTGTGTGTAACAACCTGACCTCTCATAACGTCAAGAAGATCCTGTTCATCTTTCAGAATTTTTGCGAAGTCATCTTTTCCTTTTGAAAGGTAATCATTCACGTTTCCCATTTTTCGTGGGATTACAGTAAATAATGTAAGGAGCATATTATTGAAATCTTCTACAGTTTCTTTGTTCATAAGATCATCAATGACATTCTGTGCCTCGTCCACCATAGCTTGTGTTACTTGCTGCGAAGATACTTTGTAATTTGCCTGGATTTTCTGACGTGCCATATCTTGTAGCCTTTGAACAATTTCGTCAATTACTTTGTTTTCAATTTTTTTATAGCCATCATTAGATTTTACTGGTTCTTTCTGAATAAGATCCTGAACTAAGTGTGTCTGATCGACATAGCCTTTTTTGATTTTTTCTTTATACTTTTTATCCCACTGCGACATTGAGTAGGAAGCGTGCTGGCAAGTTGCACCAACACGTCCATATTCAACTTCAAAGATATCGCCATGTGGAATCATTCTATATACTTTGTTATGATTTGTAGGCGTTACCATTATCAACATTTTGGGTTCTATTGTCGTTTGATTAGACATATCTCCATTTATACTCCCTTGTTATTTTATTTTTGTTTTTACATGATTGAGATATTTCTTGTGAAGATATTCCAGTATCAGCACTTGCTATTTTTATCGAATCATACTTTTTAATTACATTACCTTGCAAATCTAATTTGAATACTGGTTTTTCATTTCTTCCTTTTAATATTGGAAAGCATTTAATATTTCCCAGATGTTCTTGAATTAGCTTTGGATTTTTTATCATTTCATATGACCAAAAATAGCCACCAGCACTCTTTGATACATTTCTACAACATGAACATAAATTCCCTCTGTTGATTCCCAATGTGTCGGCTGCCTGAATAGCACAATCAAATTCCTTGATAAAATTTCCACTCAAATCATATTGATATACGGGTTTCTTCTTACTATCTGATAATTTCTTTCTAGTCTCTTTCTTAAATACTTTTCCTTTAGCACTATCGCTCATTTTCTTTTTCGTAGCTTCACTAGGATAGAAACCATATCCCACAGAATTTATACCTTGTCGATTCATTGATAGCTTTCTTCTTTTTTCTTCCGACAATTTAAAACCATTTGCTCCTAAACCACCAACAGTTAAGTTGTACCCGTAAGCAGGATTATTGCTATTGTATTTTTTTATGTAATACTTTTCTTTTATCTCCGCTTCTTCAAAAGAAAGATTCTCTTCAAGAATTTCATGTTTTATATTATCCCAACCATACTTTTCTATTGCGTTATAGAAACTTGTACAGTTTTTATATCCAAGACCACCATTCCATCGCTTTTTTACATTTCGTGATGTGATACCAATATAAACTTTTTTCGATGGTGTTGTATGAATATAAACTTTCCATGTGCAACATCTCTTAGATTCTTCTGTCATAGTTACTGTACACAAACAAGAATCTGCACATCAGAATCCGCGAAAACAAATTCAAACATACTCCGTACATCATCCCACTCTAAACCATTTCTGCCACAACAGATTTTCGGTATAGCCAATTTTTTAATCATCTTTGCGTCCATCTGATCTCTCATATTTACAATAGCATCCAGAAGTCTGTCAGAGTCCGGCTTGTTATAACTGTTTTCTTTTACAATCAAATTAAAAACATTATCAACAATAATGGCTTCACCAAGTTCAA